ACACGCGTAAGATCGTCGGCAGCGTCAGATGTGTATAAGAGACAGGGCTAAGGGCGGTTCTCGCGCTGGCCGGACGCGCCGGTCACGCCACGCAATTATTCTGGTGTACAGATACCAATGGAACGATTGATGTTTGTACACTACCATCTTGCAGCACCCGTGACCTTGCCTAGAATGGCGTTGATGTCAGGCCCTGGTGTCTTGTGCCCTGCCTTGTTCTCAGCCTTACGAGTGAACCATGCAAGCGATACAGGTGGCTTCTTGTCCTGACCTATGAACCATGCGGCTGTCTTCGTAGCATCCTCAATGAACGTGTCCTCGGTGTACCCCATGTTCAGCACTGCCGCTGCTATCGATACCTGTCGGTCGTCGTATGTCCAGCGGATCCCGGTTGCTTCTTGGAAGACGGCGGCGTAGGCTGCACAGATAGCTCGACAGGCGCGTTCTGGTTGGTGTTCGTTGCGTATATGTTTTTCTTTTTTTTTCTTTTTTTCAACAAAACCATTTTTACTATTCTTATCTTTTAGTTCAATAGAATAGTTATGCATTAGCTGGGGCTTATCTTTTGACATTAGCTGCAGCTTATATTTGTTGTCATCAGATTGTGCGTTATTATTAGCTGGGGCTAATGTTTTATCAGAGTTATCCACAGGCTGTTTGCGTCCTTTTGTAAGCTGTCCTTTGGCTCCTCGGTTGGCCAGTTCTTGTGTCTTCTGTGCTTCGGCGGTGACCTCTTCTTCGGTCTTTGGCACTTTGTTTAGGACGTCTTGCAGTGTTTGTCTGGGGTCGTAGATAACCCTCCAGACTGCGCCCTTTTTACCGTATGCTCTTCGTCTATCTTCTTTGCGTATCTTTTCAATGTAGCCGTACTCGATGAGTTTCTTCATGTGTTGTGACACGGCTGACTGTGTGATGTTGAGGGCGCTTGCCACTGTTCGTTGGTTCATCCAGAATATGCCGGTGTACTTCTTTGCGTGTGATGAGCAGAAGGCTAGGACGCAGAACGTGCTGGCGTATTTATGTAGGCGTGTGTCCACGGTTGCTCTACCTGGCAGCAAGACCCATGCGTTGGGTGCTTGGTATTCACCGTGGCCATCTGGCGCGTCCCTTGTGGGGTCTGGTGACAGTGCTGACTTACGCATCGTCATCCTCATCTGTCAGGCGCTCACCACTGCCGAGACAGTCTGTACAGGTCTCGACCCGTTCCTCTATGTATCCGCTATCAACGTCAAAGCTCTGCCGATGATACAGTTCTATCAGTATGGTGCCGGTGCCTCCGCATTCCTGGCATATCTTCATGGCTTCGTTTGTGGCGTTGCTCATAGCTTGACCCATGCCCCGCCGACAGCTTTTCTGGCCACTGTGATGGGCATTAGGATTGCCTTGGCACCTGTTTCCTTGTCACCGACCGGGACGTGCCGACCTCCCCAGCTTGTGACGTGTGTGTCGCAAAGTGCTTGGATGGCGCTGGTCTTCATCAGCCAGACTTCATCGCCCACGCCGTGTATCCATAGTTCAGGGTTTGGCCCTGCAGGGTGAATGCCTGACGGCTTGCCTTGGCTTTGTGTTTCCAGTGCCAGGTTGCCGGATCCGCTGGCGGCGAAGTCCATTTTACATTCTGCCTTGATGCGGTGAGCGCCATAGAGCGGGACATCTAGAACGACCGTCAGGTCATAGTCATGGTCTTTGCGCTTCCACGCTTCATGGCCCGCTTTCTTCAGTAACTTTATTACTTTGCGTTCGAACTCTTCGCCCAGTTTGCGCTGATGATTGAACCGTTCCATAGGTGACATTTCGTAATTGTACGTTGGTGCCATGACTAGCCCCCTTTTTGCTCGGATACTGCGCCGTACACCCAGCAATCTCTGCGTCCAGCGGCCACGTTCTTAGCGTTTTTGCGGATGGTGTGCAGCTTTACGATTAGGTTGACGTTGGCGAGGGCTGACATGTTGGCGGCTACTGAGTTGGCGTTCATGCCGGTGCCCTGGCTTACGGTGGTGACTGTTGCCGGTCCTTTGGTTGTCAGGAAGCTAACAATTTCTTTTTGCTGGGCGCTCAACTTTTTCAAATAGGTGCGGGCATCACATGGCAGTGGTTCACGCAAGGTGATGCGCTTTGTCATCATGTCAGGATAGAACGTGCCACGCGGCGTTGTTGTCTTGGCGTCCCGGCGCTCATGCTCAAGCATTCTCAGGCCAAATTGTTCTTCGTTCTCGCCCAGTCTTGGCGCTCCTGCATGTGGGTTCAGGGTCATGTGTCTCCCTTTCGTACTCTTTTTTTTGGAACGTAACGCCGTAGTAGTGGGCGTATCGTCTAAGGTTTGGCTCTGGCACGTCGAGTATCTTGGCGGCGTCTTTAATGCAGTATGAGGGGGCCAGTGATTGAACAAGTTCCAGACGCTCACGCCGGTGTCTTGCTGTCATCTCGGTCCAATACTCCATATTACTCAGGCAGTGCGAACTTGACTGAGCGGTACTTTGCAGCGGGCACCTCTATGATTTTAGTGCCGGTGAACTGCGCCTCGACCAGCTTTTTCTTGAGCCTGTAGATTGCGGTCCTCATGCCCTTTACATCCTCGACCACCAGCGCCCCGGTCTGACCGTCTGGACCGGTCACTGAGCAATCAAAGTACTGAAAGTCTGCCTTGTACTTGCATATCTTCTTGCCCTTGATTTCAATCTGGAAGGATGTTTGCACCTCAAGGTGCGTGATTTCACCAGCATCCAGGCGAGGCTTCAGCGTCCACCAGTAATGCTTGGCCTCGGCGAGGCTGTCGAACTTGTAGCCGTCGAACTCGACTTTCTTATTGCCGAACTTGCTAGGCAATGTTTCTAGCCATCTTGACCAGGTTCAGCATGTCGGCGTCCACGTCCTTGTTCAGTTGGTCTAGGCCAGCACGTAACAAGTCGTTTGCCACGAAGGTCATAGACCGGCGCTGCAGGGTGGCGGTCATTTCTAACTTATCTCGCAGTTCCTTGCTGACCCGTAGGTGTATGACTGCTTTATCTGTCATTTTTGTGTCCTCAACATTTGTACCATTTAATACTTGTACAATGTGTAGCGCGTTGCTATATCTGTGTCTAGGTGAGCAAAACGTGAGTGCTCAAATTAATTTGGGAGAGACAGATGACCGGCCTTATCCAAACCAGACCTGACCACGGTGCCATGCACACTGGCAAGTTCGCCGCTTACGTGCGTGTGTCTACTGACAAGCAGGACAATGAGAACCAGCGGGCCGCAATCAAGGCATACCTCAATGGCGGTGACTACACTATAGAATGGTTTGAGGACGAATGCAGTGCCGGTACGCCGTGGCATAACCGCAAAGGTTTGCAGGACTGCATCAACTACGCCCGCAAGCACGGTGCGACTATGGTGGTGTACTCTGTTAGCCGCTTGTCACGTAAGACATGGGAAGGCTTACGCTTTCTTGACCAGCAAGTCAGCACCGGCAAGGTACAGTTCGTTGCTGTTGATAACCCTTTGCTTGACCACAAGACGGTCGGCTTGTTGGCCGCTGTTGCGGATATGGAACGCACTGACATCAAAGCACGTACCAAAATGTCATTGGCCCGCATCCAAGCTGAGATTGCCGAGAAGGGCAGCTATGTCACCAAGGCTGGTCGCACAATATCCAAGCTGGGCGCGACCGATACAACACAAGCATCGCTGGCCGGTAACGCCGCAAATGCCCGTAAGGCGCTTGTCTATGCCACGCAGTTAGAGAACCTGTTCAAAGCATTCGTTAAGCAGGGCATGTCCTTCCGTGAAATGGCGTCAGAACTTAACAAAATAGGTATCTTGACGCCACGTAAAGCGGCTGACCCTGACATGCTAGAGAACCCAATATGGCATGCGTCCTCGACCCGCAATTATGTCAAACGCCTCATTAAAGCTGGGGCGATTACTCCAGCGAGCGGGGCGTAAAATTATGCGGGGAATACACCTTAAACATCTAAATCGCAGTGGCGAATACAAGTCAGGTAACCCTCGGTGGTATTACCGGCCAGTAGGACAGAAGGGCATACCAATGCCTGACGCACCAATGTCGTCTGTTGTATTTCTCAAAGCATATACTGAGGCGGCGGGCGTCGAACCCGTGCGGCCAATAATCAAGGGCAGTTTGGCCGCTGCCGTCAGTAAGTATATTGCCAGTTCGCACTTTACCACTATGGCCCCGCTTACCCAAGGCGTTAGACGCCGTGCCCTAGAACGTATTAGGGAGACCGCTGGTTCTGAGAAAGCATTGACGCCGGACGTTATCCGCGCTGACCTCAAGAACTATCACGGCCACGCGCAGCATACGCAGTTAAAAATGTGGCGCGGGTTCTGCAAATATTTGATGCACATCGATGCGCTGAAAGTAGACCCCAGCAAGGATATGGTTCGTGCGCCTGTCGTAAAGTCTGATGGGCATATACCGTGGGACCACAATGACATTGAGATGTTCCGCAATCATCACGCGCTGAACACGCATCCAAGGATGGCGTTTGAGTTGCTGTACTACACCGGCGCAAGCATGGTGGACGCTGTCAGGCTTGGACCAGGCAGCATACGCCCCGGTGGCTGGCTGTCATACCGGCGGTCAAAGACAGGCACCTTGGTTGAGATACCGTTTGACCGAGAACTGCCACACTTTGCACAGTCTTTTAAGCGCGACCTAGACCTATTGCACAAAGCAATTGAGGCGCAAACTGACAAGCACATGACTTTCATAGTTACGGGCGGGTTTGCCAATAGCGGCAACCCTAAAAGCCGTGCTGTAAAAGGCGCATCAAGCTGGTTTAGCCGACAGGCATCGGCGGCGGGCGTTCAAGGCAAAACAGCGCACGGCCTTAGAAAAAGCAGAGACATGGAGATTGCGGCCAACAACGGGTCAGCCACAGCCATTATGTCTTGGTTGGGCCACTCAACGCTGGTTGAGGCGAGTCGCTATATTAAAATGTTTGACAAAAGGAGGGCGTTATCCGTATCAAATGGTGAGCATAACAGGGTTGGAACCTCCAACTCTAATTAAGAAACTTCCAAGTAACGCGCATGTTGCGCCAACAACTAAAATTATAACAAAGGACTATCTAATGAGTAATTGTAATGTGGCAGCCCGTACGAGACTGCCTTACCCAAGCGATAACAACGAGTTATCAGTAAAAGTTCCAACTGACCCTGTCGTGCAGGGTCAAGAGGTTAGTCGGCTAAGTTCCAACATTTCCCTGATATTAGACGGTGTCAGCTTCACGCTCTTCTGCGTGGGCCTGATGGCCTCGTCTTGGTTTTTCTGTGCGCTGTCTGACGTATGCACCGCCGCCAACGGGGGGCCGTTCTGATGCCAAAGTTAACACGTACAGGATATGAGATTGGTAGCTCTGAGGCAGGGGCTATCATCATGGGCGCAACCGCATTTCAAACTAGGCATGAGGTGCTTGAGGCACACAAGCTAGCGAAGGCGGGTGTCGAAACCTTAGAGCAACCATACAAGTGGGCCTTTGAGCGCGGCAACCATTTGGAACCAGCAATTGCCGGGATGGTGGAAAGCCGAATCAACCGCATGTGTGAGAAGCCTTGCGAGATGTGGGAGCCGACTGAACCGTTTCAAAAGCCAAGGGCAGCGGCAAGCATTGACCGCATTCTTAAGTTGGCTGACCCTATCACACTGGTCAATGGTGATGGCGAAGAGGTGACCATGAGCGGCACTGGCGTTTGCGAGATAAAGTCTGACCGTTACCATCACGGTCGGCCCAAGCCTGAATGGACTTACCAAGTTCTACATCAAATGTATTGCGCTGACATAAACTGGGGCATCATTGGTTGCTTTGACCAAGACTTTAAGCTGCATCTGTACCCGGTCGAACGGTCAACCCATCGCATCGATATGATGAAAGACAAGTACGCTGAGTTCTGGGACTTGGTTGACAATGACGGCGAGTACCCGCCTGACCGTGACCCCGACGATGTCATTGCAGTTTGCTGGCCAGAGGGCTGGGATACAAATGCGGACATCCCTGGCATGGCCAATGGTTACGTTGAGAAAAGTGCCGAGGTCGCACTAGCGCGGGCGAGGGTGCGCGAGGTTGAGCGTGAGCGCGAGGACATAAAGAACGAGTTGGTTGATAAGATGTATGACGCTGGCATCAAGGTTGTTGATGCAAATGGTTACCGCATTAAAAGCGAGTTCGTCCGCAAGCCCAAACGCAAAATGGTTGAGACCGAGGACTACACCGAGACCCTAAAATTTTCTGTTAAGGAGTTAAATTAATGAGTAATGCATTAGTATCCCGCGCCCTGTTGCCACAAAATCTAGATGAAGCAATTAAGTTTGCTGAGTTTTATTCAAAGTCTGGAATGATACCGGCAGACTACCAAGGCAAGCCCGCAAACGTCCTCGTCGCAATAAATTGGGGGTTAGAGGTGGGCATATCGCCGCTAAGTGCGTTAAAATATATAAGCCTTGTGAATGGTAGGCCAGCAATATGGGGGGATGGTCTGTTGGCAATATGCCAGAACCACCCTCAATATCTTGGCATTGAAGAGACAAGCGAAGGTGAGGGCCAAGATTACAAGGCCACTTGTGTCGTTAAACGTGAAAACAAGAATGGAGACATAAACGAAACAATACAAATTTACTCCTACGCGAAAGCCCAGCGGGCAGGACTTCTGACACGGCAAACATGGAAGCAATACCCAGAGCGCATGATGCAATTACGTGCCAGAGGCTTTGCTTTGCGTGATGCTTTTGCTGATGCTGTCGCTGGCATCATCACGGCAGAAGAAGCCCAAGACATGCCGCCTATGAAGACAGTGCCCGTACAGCCCCAACCAGCGCCGTCAGGGCCGACCATAGCTGAACGTGCAATGGCTGCAATTGAGCCGCCACAAGAGGCTGTGGAAGTTCCACAAGGTCCACCAGAGCCGGTCGAGGGGTTCGCCCTTCGTATCCCCGGCAAGCCTCAGCAATCGTTCTCTGTGCAAATGGACTTCGCCGATGCGTACAATGATTTGCTGTTGAAGGTTCGCCGGGCACGGTCACTGCCGGAAGCTGAACGCCGGACAAAAATGAAGGCGCTTGAAGAGGCCAATGCTGACACGTTCGCTATGCTTGATGAAGACTTGGCAAAAGAACTGCATGACAAGCGGTTGCAGTACAATGCCGGTCTAGGCGCTGAAGAAAAAGAGGCCGCTGATGACTGATGGTAAAGTTACGTTGACCGTTGAACAGCGGGAGTTCTACGACTTCCTGAAACTGTTCGTCAAAGTGCATGGCGTGGCACCCACCTGGCGCGAAATGGGTGCTGGTTATATTGCCGGTGAGAAGGCCACCGTCATGCGGCACCCCGGTCAGATTGCCAGAACAATAGGATGCCTTGAGGAGCGGGGCTGGATAGAACGACTGCCCGGTAAATCGCGGGCCATCAAGTTTCTCTAAAATTTTTTCGGCACACAGTATGCCACAGTATTTGACACAAGCTCACGCCCTTCGCCCAGCCCGATGAAAACAAACAGGACGAAGAGATGCATTATCTTTTCTTTGCTGTCTTGGCGCCAGGCTTTCGCATCTTCTCACCGGATCCGGCGGCTCTTCGCGGACCATCCCCGGTACGTTCTGGCCTACTCATTTATCATTTGCAGCGAGTGTTCGCGCACCTCATTATTGCGGCGGGTCCAACCTTTACCAAACGTCTTGAACGTCTTAAGCCTTTCGTAAAACGATTGCCTCACATCTGCCAAACGCTTAACCACTTCAGAACTGTCGCTGTTGCTAACCGCTTGCAACGTCATTGGTCCAATCGCACCATCTGGTTTTGCGCCAACGCATTTCTGAAGCATCTTGACCGCTCGGCTTGGCCCACTGTTAATCGCTATATCGCAAACCGAGTAATCTATACCCGCAGGTAAATCGTCACCGTTGATGGCGTCAAAATACCACTGCTTGTAAATTGGGCTGACGTCTTCTTTTGTCAGGTTTCGCATTTCCTGTTCAGTTGCTTCGCGGCCTAGCCAACGTGAATACACCGCTTGCGTCACACCTAAATTTGTCTGCCCACCGGGGTCGGACGGGTGGTCTACATAACCACCCTCTGATTTGATGACGCTTTCGAATATTTGTTCCCAGCTTTCTTTCATTTGTATAGCTCCTCAATTAGCTTTTTTTGGCGCTCAACCTGACGCCGTTGGGCTTCCAAAATTATGAACTGCTCATCTAGGTCCGACCGCTTGGGCATTGGTATGACCTTGTCTGTGGTCACTTGGTCAGGCCCTTCTGCTTCTCGTAGGTACGCAACCCACCAATCCCAAGCATGCCGCCTAGAACGGTCATCATCGGCCCCATGTCTAGGACCGGGGCAACCTCGGCCCACTCGTAGAACCCATAGATGCCGTACAATGCACCCGCTATAGGGTACACTAGGAAATTGTACGCAAAGGACGCCGCGCAGACCCAGCCTACTGCCGGACGCCATCCGCCTTTGAACGTGCTGCCTGACGCTGCCTCGGCCTTGTTAATTTCTAGCTGGGCCAACAGTGCTTGTTGCGCGTGTTGGTCTGACATGGTGGCTATCTCATGGGCCAGCCGTGCCCGCTCGGTGGCGTCAGGAACAACCTTGTCTAGAACGCCGGTAAGCGGGGCTATGAGTGCGCTTACAATGCTCATGCTTCTTTGTGCCCGACAGCAAAGTAGGCTCCGACCAGTGCGGACAGCGCCAGGTACTGCGCCATCAGGATGCTTTCGGCGGCTTCCATACGCGCCGGGTCATAGACCGTTGCAGCGGTGCATATCAGCATCATTACCATTGCACCCCAGCACATGTGCCGCCGGTTGCGCTGGTATATTTCATAGTTAAGGTGGTGCTTTTCTTCTAGTGTCATCGGGTCAGTTCCTCTTCAGTGAATCTAAAATCTCGGACAGGGTGGGGCGCTTGTCCTTTTTTTCGTAGACGCATGAGAACACCTTGGGGCACTCGCTGAACGACAAGGTCGGATAATGGTAACCCAACCCACCGAACCCCGCCGTGAAGCGATAAACACATATGCGCTGGCCAGAATGGTCGGTGTATCTTTTCCATAAACTGCACGGCACATGTGTAGGGTTCGCCACCCCGGCCAAGGTCACAGCAAGAACCAATGCCAGTATCATCGCACCCCCTCCGCTGGCGGTAGCGCTTGCTGGCTTGCCCAAATGACCGCAAGAACAATCCCAATGATGGTGATACCTATGAGCAATGAAGCAATGACAATGAACACGCCTTGTATTGCCTCACGCTTTTCTAGCCGTTGCTGTTTCTCGACCGCCGCCAAACGCTTTGCTTCCTTGTCTCTTTCGGCCTGTAAAACAACAATATCGTCCCAGGCTGCCGGTCCAAATCTCATGCTGATAGCCATGCGGGCGTCCCACAATGCCTCTTTGGCCAGCCGGGCATCAATCACTTCCTGGGCCGCTGACCCTGCACCAAGCTGGTCCTTGAGAGACATGCCGGACTTTTTTGCCCGCGCCTTTTGACACTGCTTGTTGCCTTCAAACAGGGCATCAATGTCGCCCGCCAGTTCGCCCATTGACTTGGCCGCTGAAACGCCTTCCTTGATTGCCGCCGCACTTGCTTTAACAAGTGCTATCCCGGCTAGTATCTCAGCGACCATATCATTTACTTCTTGTCTGTCTTCTTGGGCCGACCGCGTTTCCGCTTCTCAGGCTTTGGCTGTTCAACATCATCGGTACGTTTGTTAATTGTACGCAAGTGAGGGTTAAGGTCCACGATAGTTACCATCTCGTTACTCCATTATCAGGCTGATGAGCAGGGCGATAGTTGCGGCGGCTGACCCTAGAATGATATGTTCTAGCCTACGCATTCGGTGCAGTTGCTCCATCCACCGCTCCTCAAGCCGCACCTCAAGTGCAACGAGCCTGTTGTCTATTCCGTCGATGCGCTTGTGCGCAGATTGTACAGTGCGTTTGTCCATTTTTTTTCCTAGACTGCCGAACTGCCAGCCATTTGCGTCATTACCCAAGCGTAACATTTGTCTAAAAACTTTGAGCCAGATGCACTTTCAATTGTGTCTAAGTCTGTTTCAAAGCGTTTAAAATCCACTTCGCGAGTGTCAGCACTTGGGCTGTTTGTGGCGTAAGCTGACAAATCCATAATCACCATAAACTTTGGAGTGTCGCGCTGCCGCGAAACCGAAGCCGTTACAATACGATAATATGCTCCGTTAAAAGCAATTCCGTACTGACTGTCTGCCTGTGAAATATTGTTAGTAATTGCCATTTTTTTGCTCCTTACGCAAACGTGACTTCTGCCGTTGTTATACTAGCTACCCAGCGAATATTGTGGCTAGCCTCGCCTGTTACTTCCACTTTTAGAGATTTTTTTGTGTTATCTGCCGAAAGGGCCAGACCCCAGTTTGACGTGTTTGAAATTACTGTGATTGCGCTATTAGGGAGAGTTGCCGTGCCGCCGTCATTAACAAGCAGTCCTTTGATTTCCCAGCTACCGTAAGATTGAGCGCCGTTTTGCATTGCAACAATAGTGCCGTGGAAAGTTACACATGTATCCGAGGTACTACTATAACTATTTTGATTACCTGCCCAAACTTGATTGCTAGTTGATGCTGTTGAATTATTAGTTGTCATAACTGTTGCAGTAGCATCTGTTGTGTCACAACGAAGAACATAATGGCTACTTTGTGCATCACCTTGGGTTGCAAATTTACCAGAAGCATATACTTTTGCTCCTTTAACTCTTGTTACTGACTCTAAACCAAAAGCAAATGCATTATTGTTCCCAGCATTAGTGTTCTCGCCTAAACTAAAACTGTGTGCGGAACCGGCTCTAGCTCCTTCACCAATTGCCACAGCATCGTCAGCCACGGCGTCTGAATTATGAATAGCTAGACTTCTTTCACCCGAAGCAACGGCAGTCTTGCCCATAGCAATAGCATAGTGATTGGTAGCTGCACACAGATAACCGCCAAGAGCTATAGCACTAACACCATTAGTTTTAGAGCTGTTGCCCATCGCAATAGTACCACTTATAACTCCGTAACTAGCAGAATTGGTTCCGATGCCTATTGCAAAACTGTTTGTACCCACAGCCCTACTCTTTGGCCCTGCAAAGGAACTATTCCCTGATGATATTGCACCATCACCTATGGCTATAGAATTTGTTCCTGTAGCTGAAGGCTGCGCTGATGGGGAACTTTCGTTGGCTGTGTAAAGGTCTGCACCGCCGCCACCAGAAGACGCAGCCGCCCACGTTAATCCACCTGTATTTCCAGATTGAGCGGTAAGCATATATCCATTGGTAGGACTGTTGCTTACTTTAAGATTAGCTTCATCAACTACATTGTCAGCGATTACAGTTGCTCCGTCAGCAGTACTAGTAACTTCACCACTGTGATTGGGATGCACATAGTTGTTTGCAGAGGCAGCAATTCCATTAAGTTTACTATGGTCTGCATTGGTGAAATCGTTGGTTGTTAGACCGCCGTCACCAACAGAATATGTTGTATTCGTGTCTGTGTCCGTTGGTGTAGCCCAAGTAAACGTACCATCGCCATCTGAGCGTAAATATTGAGAGGTAGTGCCATTACCAGTAACTTTAAGGTTATCTGCATCAATAACGTCAGAGGCTACAACAGTTGCTCCGTCAGCACTACTAGTAACTTCACCACTGTGATTGGGATGCACATAGTTGTTTGCAGAGGCAGCAATAGCATTAAGTTTACTATGGTCGGCATTAGTAAAGTCGTTTGTCGTTAAACCGCCGTCACCAACGCTATAAGTGGTATTGGTGTCTGTATCAGACCACGGCACGTTTACAACGGCTTGGTTTGCGCTGTTTAGTTGGACGCCGTAGGTTCTTCCAGCAGTAGTGGAAACAGTATTTGCGGCTACAGATTGGTCAGTGTTGCTAAATAACTCTATCCCGCCTCGGACTGTATCGGTAGCCAAGGGCAGGGTGTAGACTGTATCTGTATCTGTAGGGGTAGCCCAAGTGAACGTTCCATCGCCATCGGAGCGCAAAAACTGGGACGTACTTCCGTTTCCTGTCACTTTAAGATTGTCAGCATCAATGACATTTGACGCGACAACAGTTGCGCCATCCGCTGTAGAAGTCACCTCACCACTATGGTTGGGGTGTACATAGTTGTTAGCAGATACCGCAATATTATTAAGTTTTGAATGGTCAGCGTCAGTAAAATCATTAGTGGTAAGACCACCATCGCCAACAGAGTAAGTTGTGTTTGTGTCGGTTGCAGCAATAGTAACCGTGTCACTTCCAGCGTTGGTGGTAATTGTGACGTTTGAACCCGCCGCAAGATTAAGCGTATCTGTTGCAGCATCAGCGGCCACAGTTGATTGGCCTGAGACGGCAACACTACTAAACGCATTTTGGTTAGCTTCACCGCTTCCCCCGCCGGTCATAGCTGCCCAGGTTAAACCACCTGTATTACCGCTTTGAGCAGTAAGTGCATATCCGTTAGTTGGAGTGTTGCTCACTTTTAAATTAGCCTCATCAACGACGTTATCTGCAATTACGGTTGCGCCATCCCCTGTGGACGAAACTTCTCCTGAGTGGTTTGGGTGGCTGTAGTTATTTGCAGAGGCTGCTATAGCGTTTAACTTGCTGTGGTCAGCATCAGTAAAAACATTTGAATCAGATGCACTTTCAACGAGTGTTCTAATTTCTGATGCAGTTTGGTCGGCTGTCGCACTGGCTTCAATGAAGTCAAGTTTACTTTTGAGGGTGTTAGTAAAATTGTTTTGTGTTAGCCCACCATCGCCTACACTGTAGGTGGTATTATTGTCGGTAATTGTAATGGTTTTCTCAGCGCCGGTTCCCGATGCTGTGACACCAGCGCCAACAAAATTCAAAGTGCTGGCCGCAGTGCTTAGTGCAGAACCTTCGTCTTTAATTGTAACTGTGTTGTCTCCGTCAGCTCCCGCTGCGCCTTGAGGCCCAGCCACTGTGCTGTCGGCCCCCGCTGCTCCTGCCGCACCTGTTGCGCCTGATGCGCCGGTCGGAATGCCTAGAGCAAAGGTAGCAGTGCCGCCAGAAACAGACACAGATGCGGTTGCTGAACCACCAGCCGATACGGTGGACACATTAACTGCCGCCCCGGTAAGCTGTTCAATAGCTGTTGGATTGCCGGAAGTGCTGTCGAAGCCTAGTGATTTGCCTTTGCGGGCGTCCTTGTTTGGCAGGGTCATATCAATGCTGGTTGCGTCATCCACCGGGGCAATCAATGTACGGTCTAGGCGCTCATCTTGTTGCTGGAACAGCATCATGTTTGTGTCGAAGTCTGTCTCAAGGCTAGTGGCATTTATCGTGCCGCCGCTGGTGTAGACGCTTGACCTGGCCAGTGCCGTCTTGGACATGATGGTGACTATCTGGCCATTCGTTGGCGTGTTGCCTGACGTAAAGGTAATAGACCCCGCGCCGGTCGAGGATGTGATGCTGACCGTGTAGTGCGTTGAGATTGTCTTGAGCGTAGTGCCGACAAACACCGCAACATCTGCCTCAGTGTTCACCGAGAAGCTAAACGAGAACTCAGTGGTTGAGCCATTGGCCGTGGCCTGGGCTTTGCGCGTGACAGCGCTGATTGCAAAAGTGGCCATTACCAATCCTTCCTATTAATGATTGTACACTGTTTTGGGTGATTTGTCATTGTGTCCTAATTTCGTCTTTAACTCGCAGGGCATCAAGCAGGATGTCACCACCAGAACCAAAGTCATCGCCCGGTGAACCAGCCATCCACTTCCTTGCATTGCCCCTGCGATTGCTAAGAATTTTATGCAGTTGGTCGAACCTATCGGCATCAGTATTTGCCAATATGTATTCTTCTTTGTTAAGCTGCATTCTCATTGCCAGCTTCAATGTCTCGGCGGCGTCATAGCCATCATCACCCGGCATGTTACCGCTTCCATCAATTGTGTTTATTGTTTTGACAAACATGTCGAACTGGTCAGCGTTTAGCTTGGACTCACCAATGCGGTCGCGGTGAAAGCCGAACCGGCCCTCGCCAATCTCAACCAATCTTATCAGTTCCTCGTCTAGTCGGCTAAGTTCGCCCTGGCTAGTTCGCATTGGATTGAATGTTTCAGCGCGGGTGCCTTTACCGGCCACCATTTCATCACCCCAAAAGCTGAGAGCGGGTTTAAGCTCTGGCGAGAAAAACGGGTTCCGCGCCTTAGCCTTTTGTAATGCCTCATAAAACCCGCGCCAAAATTCCGGCGCTTCTGTGTATCGCGTATCTGTCCCAGGCATGTCACCGGCTGGCAGCTTAGTGCTTGACCGGGTTGGATGCCTGAACCGCTCCATTTGCGCCAGGTATGAGGTCTGAGAAACCAAGGGATATTCGCCGCCGGATAGAGTATTGGAAGCATAAGACAGCAAGCCGAATGTCGAGCGGTCCAGATTGCCTGCAACATTAGTCGCAAGGTTCCCAACGTAGTCTTTTCCTACCCAGTGCAAGATCCGCGCTAAGGTTTTCTCTTGGCTCCCGCCTCGGTTAAACACCGCATTTGAAAGTTCAGAAACGCCTTGCAGGAACGGCATGTTTTCTGCGTACTCTGCCACGGCTAACGAATACGCCATTGTGAGTTCGACCATGCCAGCCTCATCACCGTACCGCGAATATTCAGCCATGTCCGCGCCCATTGCCAAGAGTGCCGACAGCGGGTCAAAGCGGCTGAAGCTAGTCCACTCATAGGTTTGCAGTTCGTCATTCCACACACCGATAGAATAAGGTGGCACACCGGCAGCGGCTGCAATAGATGCCCGGCTTTCCAGTGAGTTGCCAATAGAGCCGGTGACTTTGTATTCCAGGCCATCAAGGCCCATCACTCCCTCAATCCCATCCAGATACCCGGTAATAATTATGTTCCTGTCGGGTTGGTCCTCGCCACTTGCCAAGCCATACATTGTTAAGGCAATCATATTGCCTAGAGCCAGTTTTGCTGCAGCTAGGTCGAACTCTTTGCCAGAAATGAGGTCTTCGCCGGTGACCTTCTGCTTTAGCGCCTTGTATATCGGTGACCAGTTTAGGGTGCGGTTGAATGCTTCATTGATGATATTGGTCGGCGTGTTGTAGAAAGGCGCGATTACCTTCATCCCTGGGATGTTGTTAATCATTGGCCCCATCGTGCCAAAGAAGCCTTCTGGCTGTCCTTGAAATGTCATCTTGCGGGCCTCGGCGGTCATCATGTTTTGAACCGCAATAGGCGGGGTCATCATTGTTTTGGTGTATGCCTGTCGAGCCGCATAAACAGCGGTATTGGCTTGCACAGCGCCCTCAGACAAAGCAAATGTGCCACTAAGATAACCAACACCGCGTGGCAACCCAGCTTTAATTGCGTTTGAATATGCCATCTGCCCCGCTCGGTGAGCCTCACGGTATAAAACCCGGCGGCGTGTGATGACCTTAAAGTACTCGTCTTCAGTTGCTAAGAAACGGCCCGACAATCGGGTGGCAATACCCAACGTGTCCCAAGCTGACTTTGAGAAATCACCGGCAAACAGTGAGTTTTTGATGTCAATCATATTGTCAGTGCTGCCGAGTGCCCGCTGAGTTCGTAAGTCAATTTTGTTGATTACGTCCGAACTTTCGCCGGTGACAAAAGTCTTGGCCATGAGTGTCAACGCATCACGCTGTGCCATCATAAGACCAAAGGCTTCGGCAGTGGCTTCACCCATGTAAGCCTGGTCACCAATCTCGCCACGCATCCCGCCAACAGTTCGAATGTTACCAATAACGCCAGCCACGCCTCGCTCGGCCAAGGTCTGTATTTGAAAGCCTACATTGCCCGCGATATTAACAGCATGGGTTTGAAAACCAGAAAGCAAAGCGTTTATGTAATTCTCCATTGCGAAGTCATACGACTTGGCCAGCACCCCCTTCTCAGCATACTTGGCACGGGCGGCGGGGTTCTCCATGCTTAGAAACGCTTGGGCATGATACTGTATCAAGCCATCGTCCATCTCGCCAATCATTCTATCAAGTTGCTCGGCGTACTCGCCCACGTTTAAATCTAGCCTAGATGCGTTAGACACAACGGCCAGCATTCGACCGCCCTCGCTGACATTGCCGGACACTTGTGCCGCTAGGTTAGTTGTCAGGCTGAGAAGCAGTTTCCACTTTTTAAACTCGTTTGCCTCAAGCGCATCGTCACCCGCTGCATTTACAATGGACCTTGCCCCGGCTTGCAGTTCTTGGCTCAGTTTAACCACGCCAACCATTCCGGCTAGAACGTCCTCAGCGGGTGCGAGTTCGCCAGGCTTGCGGTTGAGAAACTTGAACATGATGTTTTCAAAGCCGGTCGCATTTGCCAGCGTTACCAGTTCGTCCATTGTTTTTTTGTCACGGCGCAAGTGCTGGAACAAAGCAACATTGTTTTGCTTGATGTTGTCTAGAACTGTCTCAAGGTCGAACCCGCCATCACCGGCTATGCGCGCTTGCGTATTTGCGTCTAGCTGGTCGAATATCTCGCCAATGCGGCCCAAGTTAATGCCGCTCGTAAAACCGCCTTCGCTAAGAGTTCTGTTGAATGTCTCCAGATCCTGATTAGGCAACGGCTTAATAATAATACTGCCACCGGGTCCGGCTTCCATAGGCACATCAGACTGTGGCCCATATGTTCGCTCTTCAGCGCGTCCCACAAACTCATCAATCGGCTTAACTACTGCACCGACCGCCGCGCCAATCGCGTCCCTAAGTGGACCCGCGACCTCAACGCCTTGCGGCTCGACCTCAGTTGCTGGTGTCATGTCACCGGCTACACCGGCGTCAACCATTTGTGGTTGCGCTTCTGGCTGGGGAAGTATTGGGCTGTCAGCTACGCTCATTGGCTACCTCCATTATTTGAGGAGGCTGATGAGTCTATTTGGCTGTTGACAACTCTTTGGCCTTGGGCTTCTCGGATGCGTTGGCTGAAGAGCCTTTCAAGTTCGGCCCCATCAGTATTGAGTACTCCATCGATGGAGACTTCTGTGGCCGCATCTTTTCCGGGCTGTCCACTAAAGTAACTTTTGTAACCGCCACCTTGCTTATCCTCTTCCCAATTATTACGCAGTCTAGTCAAGTCAGCTTCCATAATATCAATTTCTGCGTCAAAGTTCAACCTGTCAGTTATTTCACTAAGTTTGCCATTTGAAAATTCTTGGATGTAGGCCATTGCTTTTGCTTTTGTGAGCGGGCTTGCTTTAACGGCATCATCTGTAATCAATATTCTAATGCCCGGTTTTCCATCAATTTCTATCGGCTGGTAACCTCTAAACAGTTCGTTAGGTTCTTCAGCAATTATTGCATCAAACAAATTAGTCAGAGCCTTACCCTCACGTAGGCTTTTCCCAGTTGTTTCTACAATATCAATGGAAAAATGTTTTGGGTTTTTGGTCATTGTTTTGGGCGCATTTACCCAAACCTCAGTTTGCTGCATTAAATATCCTAACCTGGCCGCAGCCTCAATCGCAGTATCCTTAGATGCAATGGCCTGTTGTACGGTGGATGGGTTTTGATACAATTCCCAACCGCCAGTGCCGTGAACATTTGAGCCAAGCGTGATGCCTGTTTGCTTGTTTACAAGTTCAATGGCCTTAGCTGTGACCTCATTATTGATAGACCGCTGTGCGTCTAAGTCGAGTGCGCCAAAATCAGCACCATATTTTTCCGCTAAGGGTGACCCAGCGCCGGGGTCAATCTCCATTGAAATGCGCCTTGTATTTCTAGTAAACGCGTCAACGACATCTCCCCCAGTGTTTGACTTGCCGTACATGCCAGACAGTTGCATCCAACCAATGGCCTGAATTTCAGCGGCTTCCCAATCTGAGCGACCCATCCATTTCTGATTGTTTAAATGTTGTGTCAATTGCTGACCAAATAATGCTCTGTTTTCATACTGTGGGCCATTGATGCCACCACCGCCTACGTCTGCAATGAGACCGTCAGGAACGTCATAACCTAGACGGGTAAGGTGGTTTTTATATGTCTCATCAACCAAGCCGGTATCGCGGGCAGTGTGGATGTCCACGACAAAGGGAGAACCGCCTTCTGGTTTGTTCCCCATAATTGCCCTGACATTTTTCCCATAACCGCTGTCAAGAAAGTCCGCAATTTTTTGACCAGCACCACCCTCAATTTTCGAACTTGTTAAGATGTCAATGACAATGCGGTTCGCTGACGGCAGGCCTTTGCCCCTCAATTCCTCTTTGGGTACACCACGTTTAATTTGCTCAAAAACAAACAAAACATCATTGAGTGTTTGACCTGGTGATGAATTTTGTTGCCCAGAAAACCATGCATCAGTCAACCTTGCAATTTCCTTTGGGTCTCCATTAGCTTGTTTCTGGAACTCGCCAAATACTACTTTGTACCAGTTTGCAGCTTTTTGTATTTCTTCTGTAGACATGCTTTTTTCGATGCGCGTCTGCCAATCGTCTGGAGTAATATTACCGACAACGATATCTGGAAGGTCTGTACCTTTTGGCGCTTGTATTACGGTGCGCGGGTTTTTTGGCCCGCCAGGGTAAACAGCGCCACTATTGTTCATTTTTTCTAAGCGCATCAAATGCAGCCGAAGATTATTATCGCCTTTTTCTTGAGCGATTGGCAAGCCACCTTCTGACCGCACTGCAATCGTTTCGCTTGCATTGCTCCCCATCTTGCCAACAGCATCAGCCACCACACCGACCGGGTTGCTGTACATCGTGTTGCTATCTACTGGAATAGCGTCAAACGCCGCCTTGGCTTTTGCGCCGGTCTCAGCCAGCGATTGCCGTACTGTTTCAACTAGCCCCTCATCTGACCGTATGGCACGAAACCCAGCCATTGCACCGTCAACCAGTGCGCCTAGCGCACCGTCAACCAGTGCGCCTAGACCAGCGCCTTCAAGTGATTGCATCACGCGGGCTTTCAACCGTTCCTCGGCCCCAGCGTCACCGTCAACCTGGCTGTCTAAGAAATCAAGAACGGCATTGTCTAAACCGAACTGTTTAAGCATCGTGGAAAAGTTGCCATCTTCGGGGTCAAACAAAGCATCGGCAACAGCACCGCGCCCCATTTGTGCGACCATGCCCGCCCCTTTAATTGGCGCAGCGGCGGCACCCGCACCGAACTGCACCAGCCCGCTTAACAAACTCTCAGCAATGCTCGCATCTGTGGTGTCAACTTCTGGCAAGCTAGGCACCTCTTGGACGCTGTTATCATAGCGGGGCGTAGTAAATCCCATGAGGCTAGTAATGATTGCGTCACGCGCCTCGGTCGGTATTGCCTCGGCAAATGGCTCAAGAATGCTGGCCACCTCATTGCGTATGTCAATTGCACCTTGCGCCGCACCTCGCAGCCCGCTAACAATGCCACGGCTAAGTTGATACTTGAATGAGGGCGGTGGCGGTGGCGGGGTGTAGGATGCGCCCTTGCCGGTGATATAGACCTTGTGGCCCACTTGCTGCCTAGTCGCGTGTGACTGTTCGCGGGCAGTGAATAGTTCGCTCATTGCCCCTGCGCCTTTTTCATTGCGTTAATGTACATTTCAACAAGTTGGATGTCGTTTGGTTTAAACCGTCCCACCCTATTGCCATCTTTGAGGCTGGTTAAAACACTTTCAAAATATGTTTGTGCCGCCGCAAAATCATTAGGGTCAAGTTGGTTGTCAGTGCCCTTTAGTTCGTTGACATTTACTGCGCCTAAAATGCTCCGCGCCGAGTTCTTGTCTTCTTGGAACTCTATAACCTGATGCTCAGTAAACATTTGTTTTACCAGAGCGTTGCCTACTTCAATCGCGTCAAAGTTTTCATTATTTCTTGCGGCCATGACCTTTCGCAATTGTAGTTCACCTATAATTTGTCTGAATATGCCATGACGGGCTAGGTTCTTATCATCAGCCGCCATGTCTTGTATGCGAACTGATATTTTCATTTGGCCAGCAATAATTGTTTTTGCGGCGGTGAACTCATCGCTCTCATATGTTTTTACAATATCCGAATATTTCTTTTTGTCGGCATCGCTTAAATTAAGAAGTTGGCCGTACAAATCTGCATAAGACAATTGAATGCCCTTGCCGTCTAAGAAGTCTATGGCTTTTGAATCACTGGTCAGCCGGTCGTTGCCCGCTTCAGCATATTGCTTTTCCAAGTCCGCTGCTTTTTTTCTGTCTGTCAAAGCTATTTGTTCGACTGCCGTGGCAAAAGCACCGTCATCACCCGCAAGCATTGCGCGGGTCGCATCGCCGGTAAGCCGTGTTTCGTTTTTTTCAGCGGTTGCGCTGTTATCTCTGTCCAACGCCTCTTGGTAATTGATTTCTGCCATCTGTCGCTGTTGCAACTCAGCAGCAATGTCTCTGTAAGGCATTCCAATACTGTGCAAGTACGTTACAGAATTATACAAGCCGTTATTGTTGCGTAGTTTATCAACATTGCCCGCTTGGATTGTTGGCACAAGCTCGCTGACCTTTCCAGTGAACGCTTGGTCAACCAGTACTTTTAACGCTTTTTCTTTGCGTACGTTGTCAAAGTTGTTAGCCGCAGCTGTCATTTGCGAGGCGGTCATGCCCGCACCGGCGTACTGCTGCAACCTCTCTAGCTTCTCCATTTGCACAAGCTCAACAAATGTTGGAATAGGTCTTAGCTGTGGCTTAACTATAGGCTTACCGGAACTTCTTTTACCGTCATTGTAATAATAATAATTGGTATCTATTCCAGCGGCCAACTCTTCCGCATATTGCTCTTGTAGTCCTGCAGGGTAATTACCAACCCCTCTAATTTCGCCCTCTACGTTTTTAACGTATTGTCTAATAGCGCTTGGTTGTTCAGCCATTAGTTTCCCCCCGGCAGCGTACTGGTCAGGCTATTTTCAAAAGTATTGCCCATGTCTTCTTGTTTATGTGCGGCCAAAATAGTTGCTAAGAAATTAGACTCGTTCTGACCAATCTTCCATTTGCTGTATGCCTCAAACTCGTTGTTAGCGTAGATGCCCATTTTGGCGCGGAACTGAACCGCAACCGTTGGAGCCTCTTGGTCGAACGTGCCCGCATAGCCAGCAATGACTGCGTCAATACTCTCGGCCAAATCGTCTGCCGGTATTTTGCTTTGGTAAGCGCCCAGCACAATCTCTGATATTTTTTCGCGGGTCAGCATTTCCAGTTGGTCGCTGGCCATATTGTATGCGGCCCGCTTGGCGGCACGGTCGAACACCGTAAGATTGCCACCGGGCATATCTACTGCACCGCCAGATTTGTACGCATCCTCAATTTGTTTCTTAGTGGGCGCGTGTAGTGCACCATATTCTGCGCCCGCAATTTCTGCTTGTTGCTCAGTTTGTTGCAAAAAGAACTGGGTCATACGGTCTAGGGCTTGCCCGGTTTGCGCCGCACCTCTGGCCGCAACCTGACCCACCGCATCTTGGAAGGTCGGCATTCGCAGTTGTGCGCCTCGCCTCTGATATGTGGGACGTTCAGCCATTATAATGGCACCTGCTGGGTGTAATACGTCGGCCCATAGCCAGGCGCAGAAACTAAGCTCTGCGTACTATTGCCGGTGAACCCACCGCCACCGCCACCCGTCATTAGACCGCCTTGAACCATTGTTTGCACAAACGATATTTTGGCATTTTTCCGCGCCATTTTAACGCCAACGTCACCGGCAGTGCGGAGATTGTCGGCTTGTGCTTGGGACATGCTTTGTGCCAGCGAGGCATTGTCAGTTTGCACCGAGAACTCGTCAGCGGCCCCCCGCAGACTTGCTATGTTGATGAGTGACGCACTTTCGCCCGACACAAACGGCGCAAGGCCACCGGCGGCGGCTCGGACATTGGCCGTGGCCATCGTCTTCTGCACGTTTCTCAGAATGTCTATGCCTTCGCGCTTGTAGGCTAGGGCATCGGAACGGCCTTTAAGTTCAGCCTGTCGCGCTTGCGAATAGTAGGCGTTGCGTTGATACTTGGCCGCCTTAACCTTGGCAAACCCCGCTGCCGCTGATGAGGCAGCAAGTGCCCCCAACAGCACAATTTCCATACCACTCATGCGCCAACACTCACTTTGTAATCAAGGGCCAGGACGGTGAAGAACACCGGCTTGCTCTGGCTAATTGTTATCTGGGCATCACGGCTATAGCCAAGAAACCCCATTTGTTTTTTTGGGCCGGTGAAGGTTGGCACACTACCGGCGCCACTCAAGGGCAGGGTTTGAAGCTGCACCTCTTTGCCTTGGACCGTCAGGTTCTGCGCTCTGTCCAGTATTGGTGTAACTTCGACCACCCGCCGCCGGGTACTCTGACTAGAGCCAGATGCGGCCCTTGGCTCAAATGGCTGGGTCGTTACCGTAGGCGTGAAAGGCAAACCAACCTCAGCATAGCTTGCCGGAACGCCGCCCAATGTGGCATTGCCTGATGCGACCGTGTCGTTGGCGTCAACAATGTCATCGCGGATTACGTTGACCACCTCGCCCTCAAGATGGCTTAGAGACCCTGCGGTTGTGTTTGATGGCAATGCTTGGTCAGGCGCAACAGGGTTGGCGTAATACTGCAAGCTGCAGTCGGTCGTGCGGTCATCGTCAAATGTTTCTATGTAGTATTTGGCCGCGCCACCGATGGTTCTTTTAACGATGCAATAGATGGTATCGCCATCAACCGCGACATCGATGAAATCACCGTCAGTGCTAAACGTACTAGGCGCCACAATCTGTTGTGGTCGGTTCAGCATAAACGCTGCAATATTGCCCGCAAACCCAGTGCTTGCCGCCCTATAGCCCGTTGTTGAGGAGCCATTGACCACCATTAGCAAATCGCCCTCAGTGGTATCTGTAGCCGGTCTAAGCGCCATGCGTTGCGGGTCCAGTATCATGTGACTGCAAAGCAAGCTGATGTTGTTGGCCACGTAGGACAGTTCAACGTCAGAGAACAACATCTCGCGCAGGGCCTTGCCCTCTTTGGACATAAACAGCGTACCGCCTTCAGCCGCTTGCGGACGCAGTCCTAGCTTGGACCCGCGCCGTGTGGCAGACTTGACCGTTACGTTGCTTGGCGTGATTGGTGTGAGGTCGGCTTGAGGCACAAAGAACTCGGCCCCGGTGGTGAATATCTGCAAGTCACGGCCAGAGCGCAGGGCGGTAATGGCGTTGACGCTATCAGTGGCCAAGGTGACTTTGATAGCATCGTCATCCAAAGCCTCTGAGGCCTTGAAGTTAAAGAAGTCAACTACCTTCGACCCGAACAACGTGGCTGGTTCTGACGCACTGCCGCCAAAGTACAAACGCCCTTCGTGGAACGTACACGTTCTAGGCCAGCCGCGTGTATTACTCCAGCAATCCTCATAGCCCGCTTCTAGTTCCCATGACCCGCTGGCAATGGCCGTTGAGGCTTTAGCAAAGGGCACTTCTGTAATGACGCGCACAACCGTGCTGCTAACAAACTCAAAGATGCGGGCGCGGCCAAAATCATTTGTCACGTTGATGTACTGGTTGACGTTGCCAGATGAAAAGATGCCAGAACCAGCGGTTACTGTTACCACGCCAGTTACCGCATCAGGCGTAATGGTGGCCGATGGGTTGCTAGTGGACAAGGTAAAAGCGGAGAGCGGCTTGGTCAGGGTCAATGCCGCAACGGTCCAAGTCTGATTGTTAGCGCCCCTCGTAATCTTAAAGGGCGCAAAGTTCTCATGCGTACAAATCAGCGTGTCCGCGCTTTGCGTAAAGTATAGCTTTTGGAGGTCAAAGGCTGACACATCGTACAAGGTGCCCACCGCGAAATCTATGTATTCGTTTGTTGTGCTGTTGAGGTTCTCTATTTGCGTCTGGTCTGCGAAGAAACGAAAGCGGATAGTGCTGGCTGTATTGTACGCCGATGCCACAATCATAAATTTCTGGGTAGTGCTAAACTCAAACGGTATCAACATCACCGAGTTGCTAGGGTTGTCGGCAGTAAGGTCATGCACAAACCGGGTGCCTGGGCGTCGAGAGAACCCGCCTTGCGGTTCGAACACAACATTGTCGGCGAGGTCCACGCTTGAATAGTATTGCTGCAGGTCGATGCGACCGCGCAACAACGGGTCCAGTTCACCGACTGTAAAGGACGCTTGATATTGTTGCGTTCTACTCATCTTATGTCAGTCAGCAAATAGTCAGAGATGACGCTGGGCGGGGTGCCGGAACTGTCCATAGACATGGCCTGACGTAGCCATCCGCCGCGAAAGTTCTCAGACGGTGAGCCAAGAGCAATGCTGCGCCAGTATTGGCTCTTTGTGGTCTGGTCAGTGATAACCTCGGCCAGGTGCCACGCAAGCTGGTACACCATTAGCGTCACAAAGTACGGGGGCATTTGCGCCTCTGGCACCGCCTTCTGGTAATCAATAAAGATGCTGGTCTCGTTAGTCATCAGGACCGACAGACCGCCGGTTGATTGGTTTATTTCGTAGGACCGCACCAGTGGGGCATTAGCCGCCGAACTAATACGCACTGCGCGAGGCACGCCGGTAAGCATGTCAGATGGTAGAATGTATTCGTAGGTCCACTCTGATGCCGGGGTGTTAGTGCTTCTGGCCAGTTCGACCTTGGCCACGGTAAACGACCAAGAGAAGATGCCGAGAGTAGAATTTTTAACCATGTCATAGACAATGCTGCAAGCCTGAGAGCCAGCGGTGCCATCGTCAAAACTTGAGATACTTTCATCGCCCAACAGTAACAGCGCCTGATTGCAAATGCTTATCGAAGTATCGCCTTGGGCCATGACCAATCTCCAAAAGGTACGAGGGCGGTTTGCCCGCCCCCGTAGTCAGTATTAGTCGCTGTCAGTGACCGCGATTGTCACGCCGTCACCTACGTCAACCACACCTGATGCGTTGGAAAGTACAACATGGTGTGAGGCCGTAGCGGTCCCGCCGGTTGAGGCGTAGGAGTAAATGAGGTCACCCACTACGACATCGTCAGACACGTCATTGAAGTAGCCCACGCCATCGACAACCGTTTTGGCATCGGTGGTAGTGTAGGACCACATTTGAGGCGCTTTGCCCCGTTTGGATTGGCCACCAATAGGCGACCAGTTTGCTCTTGCGAAAGCCATCTAGATTACTCCCTAGTTGTGATGTCTACGATGCCAGCGGCATCAATTGCGACAGCACCCATAGACAGACATGCAGCAACCAAGAACGAAGTTTTCTCGGCGATGTAGTCAATCTTAGTCGTTGGTGCCATTCCGACTGCACAGCCGATGGCGCTCTTGTGGAACGCAAAGTTCGTGCGGTCACTTGAGCCATCAACTGCCAGGCCACCCTCATCGCGGTCGCCCAGCACATGCACGGTGAATCCCATGAACGTGTTGATGTCTCCGCGCTGAAGCGCCTGAAGTGAGGTGTAGTCCGAACTTACAGCCCGCTCGTCACCCAGCAACCCGGCTAGACCGTTTGCGTGAATTACGAGGTGTCTGTCAGTGCTTGGCACGTTTGCGGCATTCAATGCTTTCGCGGCAGCAATCAGCTTACCTACGTTAAGGTTGGATGCAGCGGCAGAGCCTGATGTTACAACCGTATTGGCCACTGTGGTGCCCGCTGATGCTGCCGCGATTGCGTCCAGAATTAACTGGTCTTGGCGGCGTCCGATTGCAGAGCCAACGACTTGCGCTAACTCGGAACGCTCGTCAAAGTTCACCTTCTGTTGATTGAAGATGTCACTGTACTCAGCCGCGATGTAGTCCTGTAATGTACAGCTAACGGTCGCAAAATCGGTGTTAAGCGGCACTACGTCAGTTTGTGGAGAACGCAGTGATGCGGCACCCTTTCCGACTGTGGGGAAGTTGACGGTTGAACCTTCAACTCCTGTTCTTGTGCGTACTGTTCCAGACAGCATCGAAGTGCCCTGATAGGCCTGTTTGACCTCGGCGTCGAATAGCTGGACAAACGCTGGTGATAGTCCTGTGGACATAGCTTGTCTCCTGATTAAACCAAAATTTCGTGTCTGGTTATCGGGAAACATCCCGGCCTCTACGTGTGAGGACCGGCCCTCAAGGGGTTGTCAGTCAAAACCGCCTTACACGATTTTGCACAATGTGTAAATACTAAGCATTACTTTTGATGTCTGTACAAAAAATGGGGAGCAAGGCAAGGACGAGAAAACCTTGCCCCCCTAGTTTGCCAAGCTGGGAGGAAACCTGGCGAGGAGAACTAACCAAATCGGCGTTTAAACTCATTTTCTATTTTCAACCGATACGCTGGGTCGGCATTGTATCTGTCTCTGTCGGCCATTTGTGCGTCCATATGTGCTTGCCAATCCGCCTCAGAGAGTTGTTCTTCTGCGACCGGGGCAAGCGGTATCTTGGACATATCGCCGGTCATGGTGCGAACTTTCTGCATCAAACGCTGGCCAATCGCAGTGCCGCCCCAGTTGTTCAACTCAGCGCGTTCATCTTCTGAGACAATGCCCTTACGAACCAGACCGTCAGCCCAAGTCACATTGCTTTTAATTATCTCATTGGCATTAGGTCCAAGAGCCTCATGTTCTGCTTTGTAGTCAGCTTCAGCCGCCGCCACGTTCTCGCCGGACATTTGTGTGATGGCACCGGCCAGTTCGTCAAATGCCTCTTGGTTGACGTTGTACTTCTTGGCCCAGCCTAGATAGGTATCGACCACCGGGTCATCCAACTCATAGCCCGCCTCGGTCAGCACATCGGTCGAGTATTCGTCGGGCGCTTTGTGTTTTCCCTGGCTAAACTTCTTTTGCAGTTCCTCATAGGACTTGGCTAAGTCTTCCGGCTTGGCAAACTTCTCGTCGAGCCACGCTGGTCGTTCCTCTTTTGCCGGTTTCTCATCCTCGACGCGGTGCGGCATTGCCTCATCTGCGACCTCACTTTCTGGCTCAGAAGATTGTACGCCTTCCATAAGGCTTGCTGGTTCCGGCGTTTCAGTCTCGGCCACTGTTTGACCTTCATCATTTAAAGTCATCGGCTCTTTTCACTCGCTGAATTATTTCTCTAACGATGCTGTTCTGACCTTCGCGGGCATAGCCGTAGCTTTCATGTGCGCCCGGTGACCAACAAGGCTGGTCAAGCGTTTGCGCGTGTAGGTGCGCCAAGACTTGCTTGCCCGCTGGGGTGGTGAAGGTGCGTTTGAAGTTAAGGTCCATCTCGCGCATCAGGTCGAGAGGTTCTAGTTTGACCGGCTGGGCCTCGGCGTTGACGCCATCCCAGCCAGGGGAGTTTATGCTACGAATACGTTGGGCGTTGTTCATACAGGTGCCTCAGTTGGCGGTGCCCCGCCCATCTCTTGTTCAGCCATCATGGCGGCTGCTTCTGCCATCTGCGCTTGCATTTCGGCGCGTTCTTCTAAGGTCGTGCGTAAATCTGCGGGGATGCCAAGCTGGTCGGCAATGTAATCGCCCACGGCATCCATTTTGATAAGTGTCTGGCCGACCGGGCCTAGTGCTTGGCTTATCTGCATGAACTGCATAATCTCACCCAGCCGTTCCGCGTTGTTGGCCATAGCCAAGGGCGATTGTGGAACGACCGTCACCTCTAGGCCGTTCACCTTGAGAGGCAGTTCAATCATGCCCATCTCATCCATTAGTTCTAGCGACCGGCGTACGATTGGAAACATTGTCTCCGAAATCAAACGACCAAACGCGGATCCGAGGTTCTGGGAAAGTTCAGATAGCTTGGCGTTTATTTCCGTGGCCGACCGTGCCGACATATTCTCAGGCGTCAGGCTCTCGTCTAGCAAGGCCTTTTTAATGTTGGTGCGTAGGTCATTAGCCACAATCTGGGACAGGTTCGCATCGCCAGAACGGGGCAGGGGCGTCAGGCTAGGACCGCGTGGGCCACCGTTACTCGACACGCCTATGACCGCACCCGGCACAATGGAGATTGTTTGCGGATTAAGCACCCCGTCATCCACGGCAGTGAACACGCCGCCGATACTTATGCTAGCATTCTTTAAGGTGAGTTCTACTACCTTATTAAGTGTGCGAATATCTGCCAAGGCATAGAGTACGGGACCTCTTCCATACCGCTCATTTGACGCCTTCATGTATCTGGAAATCACCCACGGCCATGATTTCAGGTCGCGGTGCACCAGCTTGTCATCGCCCTCGGCAGTGACCAAGCAATAGTACATCTGGCCATCAATGGTATACGTGGCCTCAATTAAACCAACCTTCTTGGTCGGGTCTTCAGCGGCATCGTCAATCATCCGCTGTGGAATGTTGGCGTCCGGCCATTCGCGTTGGATTACATTGAACGGTCGGTTCAGCTTGCGATAAACCGTATCCGGCACCCCGTTGGGGCCTTCGTCAAAGCAAATATGATAGCTTGGAATAGCCGTGTAACGTATCGGCGTCAGAGTATCGCCGGGCTGTATCAGCATAACCGATGTGCCGACCGCAAGGTCAAGCAAGAACTCGCCCATAGCCAGGTCAAAACCTGATTGCATCATCACGGCAAACATCTTCTCGGTGTAGAAGTCTAGGACTTGCTGGGCCTCAATCTTTTGCTCTTCGGGGATGTCATTGCCCGGTTGCAAACGGCACCAAGGACGTTGCGGGGGAAACAGCGAGGACTGAATACGGTTCGCAAATCTGGCGGTCGAGTGAATAGCGGTTGAGTCGAAGACACGGCGCATTTTGTTTTGCCCAGGCGTCCCGCTTTCAGCGTAGCCATCGTACAGATTACGCATCGGCAAAGCGAACTCGTACGCCTCTTCATAAATGCTGCGCCACTCTTCCTTGTGGCTATTGCACCGGGCGTACCGCTTCTTGATGTCCTCGACCGAGAGTACCATTATTTACCCTTTTTTACCTTCTTTGTCGGCTTTTTGGGCGGCTTTTTTTGACCGTACATCATCTTTACCTTTTGTATGTTTGGGGTTTCTTCGGTATGTTTTCATCTTCACCCTCGCGGGTTCCGGCCAGTGCCAAGAATGCGGGAGAGAACTTGCCGACCGGGTCCAGTATCACCGGGTGCGACGCCTTGGGCCATCAGCATAGTGCGCCCACCAGTTCGCTTAGACCGTTTGCGGGCCTGTATCTTGCGCTGTTCCGCTACCTCTTGGCGTTCTGCGACCTCTTCTTGCCGAGAAATGGTGGCATCGGCATCGGTTTCACCCACCGTGGGGGTGGGTGGTGGTGCCTTGCTACTGAATATACCGCCCATCAAACAACCTCCCGTACATGTAGTAGTCGGCACCGTCAGGACCGTAAGCCCGCATGGTGCCTTCGCGGACAAAATAGCAGCGTTCTGCCCACATACAAGCGGTAGCATTTGCTGAGTGTACACTAAATTGCAGCCTTTTTATCTTCATTTGCCTAGAAACGTGGTTAAAAAAGGCCAGAGAACCACGATGCAGGGGCACAACCTTGCGCCCAATGTCCTTGCTAGGGATAAGCCAAGCCTCGCAAACACCTGGCCAAAGCTGCCATACGCCAAACATTGCGCTGATGCCATCACGGTCCAAGACAGAAAACGCCAAGCCAGCGTTTGCGTAGGTCTCCAAGTACTGCTTGTAATCCGCAAACAGTTCAATGTTGGCGGCGTCAAACTCGTTCAGTTCGCACATGTCTAGGTGATGGGGATACCAGCGGACCACACGGTTATCCCGTTGCATCCGCATTACTTCATTCAACTCAGCTATTGAAAACGTCAAAGTCCAACACCTTTGCCTGTCTGAACGACCCGCCGGTAGGCATCGGGCGTTTCGTCATGATTTTATGCTCAGAACCCAGCAAGCAATAGCCCGCCGCATCGCCAACGTGGCTGTGTTCGTTTTTGTTTGGAGCGTCCCGAAACCGCTCTTGCCCCGCGCCAATCGACACACGCCGGAAGTGATACCCGCCGCCCAGGCTCTTGCGAACTCTGATGCACTTGCGGTCAACCAAGAACCCCGGCTTGCCATCAATCAACCTGCCCATCGGCATAGCCAACGCCTCGCGCCGCGTCTTAAAATCGTTGGTCGCGGTAGGCTGGGCCAAAATGCCGTGCGTCTTCAAATGGTCAAAAGACGTTGTCTCAAATATCTGGTCCCTTTGCATACCGGCAGGGTCACCCCACACCAACGTCGAATAGCCAGGAAACCGAGAAGACAAGTCAGCCTTGAGCGAAGAACAAAACCGTTCTAGGCCCATCTCAAACGTCACCAGTTCGTGCAACACATGCCACCGGCCATTTTTCAATCTCTGAGCAAACACCGCCGCCGGGGTTAAACCAAAGTCTAGGCCAACGTGAACAGGCAGGGACGGGTCAGGCTCCAAGTCAGCGGTCATCAAGTTATCATTAAACTCAGGCCATACCGCCCGCCCTTCCTGCACAAACGTGTACTTGCCCTCGGCATAGCACTGTATCCAATCCAAACGCTTGCCGCCCAGCAATTGCTCGTAATACCCGTCAGGCAAGTTGCCCAAGTTCTCAGCCTTGGGGTTGGTCTGCCACCACTTGCCCGCTTGGAACAAGTAACCCTTGGCTTCCGGCATATCGTCAGGCAGTTCCTCTAGCGGCACCTCAATCACGCCACCCGGCTGCTTAAAAAAATCCCAACGAAATTTGCCCCCAGGCTTTTCCTTCTCAGCTAAGTGGTAATAAAAATGGTCGCTGTCCATCGGGTTGGTGTCCAAAATAACGCCCCGCCAAGTGGTGCCCCCATCGGCTTTTGTCGGGTATCTGCCGACCCTATGCGTCAACCCGTCTATAATGCTCTTCGGCAATTCACGGCACTCATTAACCCAAGCCCCCGTTAGTTCTAGGCTAAGAAGCTTACGAACGTCCTTCGGGTCATCCAACGCCAAGAAGATAACCTCCATATCAATCCCAGCGGCACCCTCCCTAGACGGCAGCTTTATGTGGTGCGTGATAGGCGGCGAGTGCTTAACGTGCCCAAATGTCTCTTCGGGCAACAACTCCAGCCAAGTCTTCAAGGTCGTGGTCTTCAGCATAGGATGCGTGTTGCGGACAATCGCCCAGCGCGAATACTTGATGCCGTCCCTGGGACTAGCCTTCTGAGCAACCGCCCGCCGGAATATCTCAGCGCAACAAGCGTAACTCTTGCCGCTCCCAACAGGCCCCATGATGCCCCGCACAAACGCATCAGACTTAAAGAACCTCGCCACAGTGGGCGAGGAACTGAAGTTCAATTTTAATCCGGCTACTGGCTTAGACATTGCTCACCCCCGTAACTTCAAAGGGGTCATAAAATCCAACACCTCTAACCTCGGCAATCAATTTGCCGCTTGCATTGAACAAACGCCTATGAGGGTTGCAGTTGCATTCTGCCTGTTTGAACACTCCACAATATTCGTCATGGCTTATCTCAACATGAAAAAGTTCTTTCTTGCCTCCAGTTTCTTTTTTAATAACCTTTTCCCAAGCCTTGCGGGCCGCTCGTCTGCTTTTGTATTGGGTCATAGCAGCATCACCGTGTCCAACTTGTACTTGTCCAAGCCCTCACCGTGTTCGCTCATAGAATAATCGCAACCCAAATGAATATCAAAGTTGCCATTAATACCAGGGCCGCAAACCACCGCTGGCTTAGTGTTCCACTCGTTGGGGTTATCTTCATTGCGGTCACCAAACAATTTGTAATCAAGCTTAATAAAATCATCAACCATCACTTGATAGTACTCAAACCCGTCACCGTCATCAGGGTCTTTGGGAAACTTTAAACTCGCCTCAAACAAGCTCTTCTTTAAAAACCAATACTCCCAAGGCGTCAAAATCAATGGATTACTCATCTTCCTTCTCCTTCCCCGGCTCTTCCGGCATAATCATATCAATCGAAATCACACTCGGCTTATCAACCACCTTCTCGCTATCAAGCAGCCCAGCACTCTTGGCCAACATCTGCATAACCCGCACCTTGTCCACCATCTCAAACTCCATAATGTCCCCGTGCTGCGTAGGCGTTATCTTCACCTTCTTAATCGCCGCCTTCACATGCTCAGGAACATCCTTAAACGCACGGATCCGCGCCTTGCCGTCATCATCCCACGAAACAACGTCAGTCAATTTCGCAGAGGCTAGGCCAAGCAGTTCTAAGGCCAACTCATCACGGTGGTCGTAAATGATGCTCGACCCACGCAACCGCTTGGTAATAGCACCCATCGCCATCTGTGGCGGGCGAGGACCAGTGCGCCCCCGCCTCTTCGGTTTCTCAGCCATCAGAACGGGATGGCGTCTTGGTCTAGGTCAGACCTCGGTGCAGCCGCCGCCTCACCAATAGGCGCAGAAAACGCACCAGTGGCACCACCACCAGCATTCGCCGCCGCTCCAGCGCCCTGGCCATCGTCCTCAAACAAACGTAACCACACATCGCCGTCCTTGTTAGGCAATGGCAACACATCCAACTTTATGCTGAGAGGCTTGCCGTCTTTCTCAAACGCAGTGCCCAACCTCAACCACAACGGCTTGTCTCGACCGGGGATTTCCTTGCCCTGCACAACACGATATCGCTTACTCATTGCCGCTCTCCTTCATAATCTTACTCGCCAAACTCTTACGAACCCGCTCACGAGCCTCGTCAGGCAATCTGTCGTAAAAGGTAACCAAGTTATCAAACATCGGTCCCATCGGCTTCGGGTTCAAAGCATCGTGGAACAAACTCTTCTCAGGCTCAGTACTCATGGAATTTCCTTTCAACGGAAAATGGGAAAATATTTCGGGGTGGCCCCCCCTATACGTGACGGGGGGTGGGGGGGGGC